CATGGTGGGTGCTTACCACCAACTTTTTTGCCGATGTTAACCCACTTTTCTTTAAACCACTTATCTAAATCCTCTTTTAATATTTTCATTAATTGTGCCATACCAATTAATAAATATAAGATTATCCTAATAACCAATTTAAATTCTCTTTCTCACCCCTTTTCAAATCCATTTCATAAGGATTTTTCTTTAAGTGATTTGGAGTGTAAAGACCCTCGTATCTCTTTATTTGTGAAGAATCTAATATTGATTTTGTTAAATCAATACCTTCTTGTTTAAGTCTTAATGCAGTATTACGAACCCATAATCCAATACCCAGCGCCATTATCAAGTCATCATTATAACCTTTCATAGCCTCAGCTCTACCATTATGCCAAATGAAAGTAAATAATTCATCTATAAGACGAGATGAACGAATTAGTATTTCTTTTTCATTCATATAAGTATCCAATGCAGAAATGATAAGAGGTCTTGTCTTTATTGTTGTACTAAATCCGGCAACCATTTTCTTTTCATTTCTGTAATATCTATTATTCATTTGTTTTTGAACATCAATATATTTTAAATCATGACTCATATAGAATAGATTTCCATATTGTCTATCTATACATTGTTGAATCGTTGCCCAACCTACGTTCGAATTTTCAATTACTAATATAGCGTTATTATATTCAGTTGCTAAAGCAGTTAAAAAGTTTCCAAAATCTTTTGTATCTAATTTACCTTTGTATTCTGCTACCTGTGAACAATCTTCTATATCAATAACCTCTGCTGTTGAAAAGTCCGTACCATCACCTCTTGCTACGTCGGCTACAACCATATATTGTCTATCATAGTTAGGATGTTCCCATACCCACAAATTACTGTCAAATCCTCTTTTTTCAACTGGGTCCATAATATAAGTTTCCTTATACCAAAGTAATAATTGTGGGTCAATTACGTTATCACCAGAACTAATAAAGTCACAATTGCACTCTTGTGCCGCTCCTTTATATCCTAAAATACGTGTCTGTTCATCTCTCCATTCTTGATTTCTTTCGGGATGAGCTGTCCAATTGAGTTTTATAGTGTTAAATCCATTCGTACCACTTTCTGCTTCTACCCACATTTTGTGAAACCAATTTCCGACACCATTTGGTGTGGATAATATAATAGCAGAACCACCTGTTGAAAGAGTTGATTGTGCGGATAACCAAATATCATCAATATCTCTGATAAATGCCGCTTCATCTACAACCAATAGGGATAGGGCTTCAGAACGTCCCGCATCTGGAGAACTTGCTATTGCTTTTACTTGTGAACCATTTTTTAATTTTAATGATAGTTTATTATCTTCAACAGAACTATTACCCCCATCTCTTAACCAAACAGGAAGTAAATCGTGCATTATTCTTACTTTTTCTACAAGGTTTTTTGCTACTGTAACTTTAGTTGCGATAACCAATGCATTAAAGTCTTGGTTGAATAACATCTTCCAAAGAATAAAACCGGCAGATAATGTGGATAGACCCAACTGTCTACTTTTAAGAATGATATTAAAACGATTATCTTTAAAATCGGTCATGCAATTTTCCTGAAAAGGATAAAGATGAAACGGTATTTTACCTCTAACCGGATGCTGAATGATACAATATTTTTTCATAAAGTAAATGGGGTCTAACGCACATTTACGATACTCTTCAGCAATAATCTCTTTAAGTGTTTTCTTTGGTTTCCCTTGAACACTCATTATTTTTTAAATTTAATTTTCCAATATGTTCCGAAATTAATAAACGGAGAAATAGAACCATTAGTTCCATCAAATGTTCTGTTCGTAACACCTACACCAAATTGATATAATTTATCTTTTTTGGTTTTTAACATCAATCCTGCTCCAACCTGAGATACAACATCTTCTTTATTAAATCCACCATTAAAACCATAATAAACTTGGTTTTTAGGTAATTCTTTGACAATAGGAATTTCTTTTATTTCTATTTGTTTGACCTTTGCATCAAATGTTCTACCTAAAATTTTGTTTTTAGTAATAGTATCGACTAATGTAACCGTTCCTAATGAATTAGGAAGAAATAAAGTATCTTTGTAAATTACCTTTGAAAGATAATCTTTAAGAATAGCTGCACTATCTACGTCTACAAATTCTTTTAACACTAAAGTATCTATATTAATTACTTCATACACAATATCTTTGCCCTTTTTAGTAACTACCTTTACTTTTTCTACCTCAACGGTATCAATTATATATTTAATAACTTCATACTTTTTGCCATCAATTTTTACGGTTTTTTTAGGTATAATTCCACCGGTATTACAAGTTTGTAAAAAGACCCAAATGAGTAAAACTACAATTACAATATTTTTAAAATTTAAATACTTTTTCATAAATTCTTTTTAATTTTTTATAATTTCCGAATGATTTAATTCTCGTAACTTATCTTCTAATAACAATTTTCTATTTAATAATAGTTCTAATGCTTCATAAGAACTATCTATATCTTTTTTCAAATCTTTTTTTACCTCTTCTATATCTATATCCCAAGTCCAATTTTCAACATTTCCTGTTTCATAAATCATTTGATAATTTTTATTTATATATTTTAAATTATCTTCTAACTCTTGTTTATAATCTCTTAAATATGCTAATTTATTACACGTTATTTTGTAATCTTCATAAAATGGATATGTACCATCATTTTTTAAAGTTTGTTCATATTTGTGATTACAATCCACACAATATCCCACTCTTACTATTAATTTTTTATCTGCCTGCGAATATTTTTCTGTTTTACAATTTTGATTTTTACAAGTAGTAATTTTTTTTAAATATTCTCTAACATCATCTAACTTATTAACAGATACTTTGTATCCTTCTTTTTGTTCCCATTCTTTTCCATTAGAATCTATCCATTTTTCACCTACTTTATGTTTTTGTTCTAATTCTTTTGCATAACCAAAAACTCTTTGGGTATTATCCTCTCTTCCAAATACAGTATCAATAATTTTTTTACGAGATTTGTGAATGTGTTTGTTTTTTTGATCCCAACTTGTTCTTTTTTGCATACCTATTTAATTTAATAAAATAATCCTAAAATTTGATTAAGTGGTGCGAATGTTCCTGTAAGTTTATATGTTTTTCCATTATAGAAAAATACTAAACCTTCATTCGCTACAATTCTTTCTATTCCACCCAAACTATTTAATCTTTTCAATTCTTGTTTTAGTTTTTGTATTTTAGATTTATCACCACCACTTCTAACATCCGATGCTACAGATTTTAATTTACTCTTTATTGCTCTAATTGCTTTTTCGGGATGAACTGTCAACACACTTCCAACAAAATCTAATACATCTGCTCCGACTCCTAAAAATATATCTTCAAATGGCTTTATATTATCTTTTTGTTGTTTTGCAACATTTACTTTATCATTATCTATTGCCCATTCTTTTAATTTAGGATTTGATATGGTGTTTAAACGGAAATTCTTATCACCAAACGCCCATCTTCTAACCAATGCTTCTTTTGTAAGTTTATCAACTTTTATTGGTGCTTTTTTATCTACAAAATTATCCCACCAACTTTGATGATACATTGCCACCGTATCTCCATCATTTAAATTATATTCGAATTGTAATTTTTTTAGTTTAGAAAGATACTTACTTTGCTTTGAACTTAAATCTTCGTTTTTAGGAATTTCTGTTATAGGTGGTCCTTGTATTGTGTACTTGGATTGAACATCTGCATTTACTTGCTTAATCATCCCTGCTAAAGTTGATGATGCACCTTGGTCTGCACCAATTGCTGAGCCTTTTTCATCATAACAAGTTGTATTATGAAATATTAAAAGAGCCTGCCCATATGGAATAACATTAACACTTTTGGGCCATATGACTTCTAAATTCATAAAACACTTACCGTCATTAAATATTTTTTTTCTTTGTGCTTCAGAAAGTGAACTAATTGCTGCCGAAAGGTCTTTCATTGCAAAATTGTATGCATCTGTCAAACCGCCTCTTCCACCAAATTTAGATGCTACATCTTCTATACCCATAGCATTTGCTCCTGCATTTGCTAAATGTCCTTTATTTCTTGCTGCAATTAATCTACCATTTTTCCAACTAACTGCTAATGCCTGCCCATCGGTTTTTTCTCTAACCACACCCAAATCACCATTAAGTGCGCCTGTTATAATATTTTTTAAATCTCCAAATGTTAAATCCATATCATCAAATGGATGTGACATGTGGCCATAGGCTCCACCTTCAGTTAACAAAGATTCGTTTTTAAATTTACGAAATGTAGTTGCCTGCTTTCCGTTTATAGTTGGCATGCCGTGTGGGTCTTCACCTATATCTTTAACTTTTACTTTTTTATTTTTAAATTTACCCATCAAAATAGTATCGCCTTTATCAATATCCAAAGCAATATATTCGTTATAAATTTGTTTGTTGATTCTACCATATTCTCTCATAAGAATACCAGCTATAGCGTTTGCTTGATTTTCGATTGGAGAACCATCC